TCCCATGACTGAATAATAAATTCACACTTAGGCGGCTGCTCTTCTTCCCAGACTTTCCACCACGCGCGTTTGACCAAGGCGCCTTCTTCGGCGGCTGGGTCTTGTTGATACTGGGCCGACCACTTCGACACCGGCAATTCGGCCCGAAGCTTCTCTAATTCTTCAATGCGCCAGAACTCAGGCCAAAGGGCGCGCCCGGAATCCATGATGGCGGGAAACTCAATGACCTCCCACTCATCCGCGCCATCGCGCTCGATAGCCGACTTTAAGATGGCACCGGTCAAATCACGCTTATGCCAGCGCGTCATGACAATGACAATGGCCCCACCCGGCTGTAACCGTTGCCGTGGGCCGGACGTGTACCACTCATAGACCCGATCGAATACCGCCGGGTCCAGCGATTGACCTTCCTGCTCCGAGTGCGGGTCATCGATAATTAATAAGTCAGCGCCTTTACCGGTCACGGCTCCGCCGACACCGATAGCAAAGTACTCACCGTTGGCGCTAGTGTTCCAGCGGCCTGCGGCCTTGGAGTCAGCCTGCAATCCCACCCCGGGGAACACCCGCTGGAAATCGGGATCGCCGACAAGGTTCCGCACCTTTCGACCGAAACCCACCGCCAGCTCGGCAGTGTGTGCGGTCTGAATCACTTTCTTCTCGGGCGATAGCCCCAGATACCAAGCGGGTAACAGGTACGAAGCAAATTCACTCTTGGTATGCCGTGGCGGCATGTTGATGATGAGCCGCTTGAGTTCACCGCGCGCCACTCGTTCAAAGGCATCCGCCATCTTGGAATGATGATAGCCCTCGATAAAGGCGGGCCACATCGCTCTCACAAAATCTAAAAAGGAAGCGTGCACAACCTCACGCTGCTGGGCGGTTTCGTACTCCTCCAACAGCGCCAGCATGCCCTGACGTTCTAGATCAGGAAGTTCCTGCACACGATCGAGCAGACTCTGCACTAAACGTCTCTACCTCCACGACCGCGACCACGACGCCTACGAGGCTGCGGTCCTAAAGTCGGACGGCGCCCCGGGGGTCCACCGGCAATAGCTCCCTGAAAATCTTGAATTCTTGGACGTGATGGTGGCATAAACGCCCCACCACCCTGATATCCCTTGCCTGCAAGTGAAGCATTGGTCTCGGGTACCGGCCCACCCACGTTGTAACCCGGACGAATGGGAGGCGGTGGTCTGCGTGGCGGTCCTGTTGGTCTACCCCTTGTGCCAATCCCAGCACCTAGCCTTTCACCAAGCGCATTACCATAGCGTTGATGCATGGCTTGTTGTGCCGCCATACGCTCGGCGTATCCGGCTGGAGCACCTTGAGCAGTCCTAGTGCCTGGGAAGTCCTGGGGTCTGTTGCGACCCGGGGGAAGGCTCGGTGTACTGCCCCCGGGTGTACCGTACCCACCACCGGGACCACGCCTACGGCGTAAGTTCATTGCAGCAAGGCCGCTGGGAGCATTACTTCGCGGATTAGCTGGCGTCATACCACCGCGCTGCTTCTTAACAGTGCCCTTGGATTTCTTCTTTGGCATAACTAGGTCCCTTTCTTTTTGGATTTAGATGGTTTCTTCGATTGCTTCTCGGGCTTCAGAAACGTGAGGGGTGGTCCAGGGTAGGCGTCCCAACGGCGAAAGCCGTGATCGTAGGGCATCACTTCTTCTTCTTACCCTTGGGCTTACCCGGCTTCCAGGTATACGCGGGGTCAAGATCGCCCTTGTAATATGTTTTGGTTTCACCACCGGTCCGATAGCCTTTGCGTACCGGCTTACCGACGCGCTTGCCGTATTTCTTAGCAGCTGCCTCACCTTCAGGGGTGTAAGCAAAATGACGATTGCCAACAACGGGCATAGGATTCTCCTAGGATTCTAAATTGGGCGTTCGGGAGGCACCTTGGGAGTGCATTACCTGAACAGAGGTATCTCGCTACAGCAAGAACTGTAAGGGAAGGGCCTAGGACAATCCTAGTCTAGGATGGTCCTAGTCTAGGATGGTTCTAGTCTAGGAAGTTCCTAATCTCTTACATAACTAAAAAACTTAGGAACATACTAGACTAGGATTATCCTAGAGCGAGACTTTCTCCCGAACGATAACAGACTAGCCCCCCTTCACATGGTCGTCAAGAGTTCTCAATCAGGTCGGGCGGGTTCAATTCTATATTCATATGCATGGGCATACGCTTGATTTGCATGGTACGGGGACGTCCTCGCTTCATCGATAAGTACCCATCTTCCACCAGACTGTGAACAATCCGATGAATATTGGAGTGCGATGACAGGCCCAAGGCTTTACTTATGATCCGCATGGTGGGAGCACAATGATTTTCCAGCCAATAATTATTTATAAATTGAAATACATCACGTTGACGAGGCGTCATAGGGGGTATCCGAACAAAGTGAGAACAAAGCGAATATAGCAAAAAAATAATATGGGGGGTATGGGACCCATGAAATTACTACATCGTTTGAGCAGATTAGTGATTAAGAGAGAATGTCATGCGTCCAGGCTTAGGGGGGGGTGGGGTGTCTTGCTACCTCGAAACTACTTTAACTTTATGCCGTAAGTCTTATTGAAAGCTAACAAGTAGAGAGCAAAAGAAAGATCAAAGAACTATAAAAGGTTGATCTATCTAACAGGTTGCTACTAACAGCTAGCTACTCTGACTCTGCCAGCAAGCTAGTCAACCTTCTCTCTATCTCGGTTCGAACCTCATCACTAGATCGTTCGATCGATTCAGTCTGGATGCGTTCAATGAATAGACCGACATCGCTGCTCTTCCCCAGAAGCTCTAGTGCTTTCAGTCTGGCCATCGGGGTATCGGCTTGTTCCGCCTCGACCTTGAGCTTGTCAAGAATCCACGTCCTCAAAGAGACCCCTCTGGATAGTGCAGCCTCTTCCCTCCTAGCCAAATACGCCTTCAACCTATGGGCAACCTTGGGATTGGCCATCAACTTACTGGACTCAGTCCATACGCTGCTCGGCTTACTGTTCGACGTGTCGTAGTTGTTCCTATACGCATCGCTTGCCGATTGACCCGCCAACACGTCTTGAACGAACCCCTCTTGCTTGGCTGTCAGTCGCTGCTTAGTCGGTAGCTCGGTCACATTGTCGGGTGTCTTGTCGTCATCCATTCGGAACGCTCGGTGATCACTGACTGGTCAAATAATTATCCACCAACCTGCTGACGTTCTAACATCTCGTCCACAATCTGAATGGTCTCAATCCAGCTAGTGAACGGCGGTGAACGTAGCTGTTGCTTCTATGGTCTGACAGGTTCATGCTCAGAGACATGGCGCTATGTCGCGCCTGACAGAGGAGCCGAAAACGCTACAGACCACGGAAAACCTGGCCTCCAGCGATTTTAGACCCCTCACACAAGAGAGTTACTTATGGCTATTTGGAAATACAGAGAAGAAGTGCAAGAGATCATCGACAACGTACTGGTTCGATTAGATGACGGGTCACTGGACCCTAACGCCGCATGCACTCGCATGTTCCGGTGCTGGATCGATGGCAGTTATGACGGTGCCGAGACCTATCAGGCCAACGTGTCCGAACTAAGGCGCATTGTGTCGGGCGGCAAGACTCCACGCATGGCTAGACAGCTACGCGCATGGGTTGGCCATCAGTTCACCGCCTACGTCGCTAGGGAGGTCGGGTGTTCTTACGGCACCGCTTCGCGGTACGTAGTCCACGGCACCAGCGCCGAGGACTTAGCCGAACTGACCGGCGAGCTAATCGATGACGCTCTGGAATTAATCAGTGATGACGTCAGCGACCAGCTACGCTCCGACATCATCGACGCCTACAACGACCGCTATGGTGCTGACCCCGTAGTGGTCGGCGTTCAGGCGGTGCAAGCATGACCACACAAGACGAACTTCGCGATCTTAGGAACGCTGGAAAAATCGACTGTGACCAGTGCGGTGTACGGGTCGACGAACGCGGAGGCATCGCCTACGACCCGCTGTTCAACGAGTGGCTTTGCCTTGATTGCCAAGGCGCTGAACTTGCAACCGAGGCGCTTGGCGTTGACGTGGTTGCCGAGAATCTAGGGTTTGCCATCCTCAGCACTGGCGGCGGCTGTAGGGCATTCAGTAAGGTACTCCATGACGGTACGGTGCTGATGATCACGGGCGAAGATGGTTCAAACCTCCCCGAGGACGGCGAAGAGAATTGCATCCTCGGCCACTACACCGATGACTCGCTCGAAGAGTGGTCGTCGCGCCTGAATGCCGACGTGGATGAATGCTTTGAGATCGCTCATGCGTGGTGGTCCAAGGCACGATCCAAGTATCACGGAGGGCGTATCTAACTGGCTGGCTACACCACAAAGCGCCTTCCCACGAGGGCGCTTGCTGGTGGGACTTCCACCTAACTACAACGAGTAAGTTATGAAC